TACGAAGGTGCTGCAGGAGCTGCTAGTTATTACCTTCAAGCTGGACCATCCATCGTCTCTGTTGATGGGGAGGATGCTAACACTGAATTCTCTGGGAAGGCAGGAGGTTCCTTTCAAGCTACTGAATCTCTGTCCGTATATGGAGAGATCAGTTTCCTTACAACTGATGCTGATGAGAACAACTACGGAACCAAAGCTGGTCTTAAGTGGGCCTTCTAGATGGACCTTCTGTATTTTACAGTCCTAATATTATTGTTAGGATTTGGTATGGAAATGACTTGGTCTACTAAACGAAAGTAAAAGGAGGGGGAGCACCTCAGAGTAGGACTCCCTTTTCATTGGCATCGGCCCTTACGAGGATACCCTTTGCCGTCTAGACGGTGGGAAAGACCACAAACAAATTGAACAACAATTTCACGTGAGAAATAACTAATACATTTATTTAATTAACAATGGCTAACGCTTTAACTACCGCCATCGGTAGGATTAATAGTACCGCCTCAACTCCGTTGGCGCTAAGTACTGCTTATGATACCAAGTATGGAACTTATCTCAAGCTCTTTTCGGGCGAGATGTTCAAAGGGTTCCAGACCAATACGATCGCCCGTGATCTAGTCACGAAGCGTACCCTTAAGAACGGCAAGTCTTTGCAGTTCATCTATACGGGACGCATGGCAGCAGCTTTCCATGAACCCGGAACTCCAATTTTGGGAACAGAGAACGCACTGCCGGTAGCTGAGAAGACTATCCAAATGGATGATCTTTTGATCTCAAGCGCCTTCGTATATGAACTTGATGAGACTCTTGCGCATTACGAACTTCGTGGAGAGATCGCCAAGAAAATTGGCTTCGCTCTTGCAGAGAAGTATGACCGCTTGATCTTCCGTGCTATCACTCGTGGTGCTCGTGCTGCTCACCCTATCTCAGCTACAGGTAAACTTGAGCCAGGTGGAACACAGATCCGTGTTGGTACTACTAACTTTGGATCCAATGCTTACGCTGCTGACAAACTGATTAATGCATTCTATGATGCTGCTGCTGCTCTCGATGAGAAAGGAGTAAGTTCACAAGGGAGACAGGCTGTATTGAACCCAAGGCAATATTATGAGCTGATCCAACAGGTTGGAGAGAATGGTCTCGTAAACCGTGACGTACAAGGTTCCTCACTTCAAAATGGAACTGGAGTTGTCTCGATCGCAGGCATCCAAATCCACAAATCGATGAACATCCCATTCTTCGGTAAGTATGGTACTAAGTACGGTACTGATGCTATCGACAATACAGGTCAAGTATCACCTACTAATGTCGGTTCACACGTAGAAGCTGCTGTAGAAGATGCTGCTGCTGATGTAGCTGGTATCAATAACGAGTATGGTGAGGAGACTGAATTCAAACACTCCTGTGGACTTATCTTCCAGAAGGAAGCTGCAGGTGTTGTAGAAGCTATCGGACCTCAAGTACAAGTTACTAGCGGTGACGTTTCGATCATGTATCAAGGTGATATCATCCTTGGCCGTTTGGCTATGGGCGCTGATTATCTGAACCCTGCTGCATGTGTTGAGCTTATCGCAGGTGCAGCTACAGGCGCAACAGGCGCTGCTGCATTCTAAGCTTATCTTTCATTTATACACGGGGAGACTTCGGTCTCCCTTTTTTTATCTATACATTATGCCAATTCCTACCACTAACGCTACACAAGAATTACCAGCAGTCAACGAAATACTAGCGTCAGTTGGTCAGGCGCCTGTATCTACCCTCGATCAAACCAACCCGGACGTTGCGATTGCTTATGATACTTTACTACAAGTATCTCGAGAAGTACAGGCAGAAGGCTGGAGTTTTAATACAGAATATAACTACCCACAAACTACTACAAATAAACAATATGTCATCCCTACCAATATGTTGCAAGTAGATCTTACGCAAGACCCTAATAGTATTGGTAAGAATATAGTACGCAGGGAGGGGAAACTTTACGATAAGTACAACCACACTTATGACATCAAAGATGATGATACTGCAGACAACTTAAAGTTAGATGTAGTTTGGTGGTTTGATTGGGTAGATTTACCGATACCTATTCAAGATTTCATTGTCTCTAGGGCAGCTACAATAGTTTCTAGCCGCATTGTAGGGGATAGTGGGCAGTATCAAATGCTACAACAAAGAGAAGCTTACACAAGAGCAATGGCCTTAGAGTATGAGACTCAGCAAGGGGACTATACTTTCTTCGGGCACACTAAAGGACAGAACTTTTATAATAGCTATCAACCTTACCACGCATTGTATCGCTAATGGCAGCAGTAACTCAAACAATACCTAACTTTCTAGGTGGGGTATCAAGGCAAACAGACATCAAGAAACAACCTGGTCAAGTGAGAGATTGTCTCAACGCTTTCCCTGACCCAACCTTTGGGTTGATGAAGAGACCAGGTTTTAAATTTATTAAAAATATTTATACACCTTCTTCTGGTACTAATCCAGAACTAAAGGATGCTAAGTGGTTCTTTATTAAACGAGATAACTTAGAAACATATATTGGATGTATTTTAGATACAACTAATCCTGATGGCAGCGCTTCTATTCATGCATCCAATCCTATTAAAATTTGGAATAAAGAGGGTACAGCTTGTACAGTTACTTATGAATCCAGCCCTGCTGATGCCAAGCTGTACCTTGACACAACTCGTGATAACTATGATATCTTAACAGTACAAGATACATCTATCATTACTAATAAGACTAAAACAGTTACAGCTTCACCAACACCACCAACAGGATCTACATATGTATCTAAATCAAAAGGAACTGTAAGGATTAAAACAGTTGCATACAGTGTTAAGTATGAAGTTAAGTTGAATGTAGGTGGTACAGATTATTCTGTTGATTATACTACATTGAATGCAGAAAACTTAAGCGACCCTACCGGAAGCCCTGCACCACTAGAAGAGAAGTTCAATACTGCACTAAGAATTCTAACAGAACTAAGGACTAAACTATTAGCTCTATCTATAAGTGGTCACACACTAACTGTAGATCGACTAGACTCTTCTTTAGAGTTATCTTTAAAGACCACTGGAAGCGGTACACCTTATGCAGCTTTTGAACTAACAACAACTGATAGTCAAGGTGGTATACATATGGATGGTTTTAACGAGAAAGTTGGAACTCAAGCAGAACTACCTGCACAGTCAGTTCAAGGTAGAGTAGCTAAAGCTGTCGCATTAGGCGGTGCTTCAGAGACATTCTGGCTTAAGTTCTTTGCTGATGATGGTACGTCTGGTAGAGGTTCTTGGGAAGAAACAAAAGATCCTACTGTCTCAGACGGTATGAATGCAACGACATTGCCACATGAACTGTTTAACAGTTCTGCTAATACATTCGTATTCAGACAACCTAAACAAGCAGATGGTTCAACATTAGCTTGGAATAATAGAGTAGTAGGAGACGCTCTCACTAACTCAGATCCCAGCTTTGTAGGTAAAACAATTCAGCAAGCATTCTATCATAACAATAGATTAGGATTCTTGACTGAAGATAATGTATCAATGAGTAAGTCAGATGACTTCTTTAATTTCTACTTTACTTCCGCTTTAACCGCAACAGATGATGACCCTGTCGATATCAATTGTTCTAGCATTAGACCAGCCGTACTGCATGCAGTTATACCGACAGCACAAGGTTTGATCCTATTCAGTAGGAATCAACAGTTTATTATGTTCTCTGATGCAGAGATACTGACACCTTCTTCAGCAGTTATACGAGGCATCTCAAACTTTGAGATGGATTCTACAATTGACCCTGTGGATGTAGGTACACACATTAACTTTGTAAGTAAGACACCTAGCTACACACGTATATTTGGTATGCAGACTAGAGGTTCTGAAGAGAGTCCTCAAGTTATGGATATTGGTAAGATTGTATCTGAATGGGTACCAGACACAGTTAACAGCTTACTATCTAGCCCACAGAACTCACTTATTGCTTTGTATGGGGATAATAGAAGCACCTATGTAGGTGACAATAAGATGTACCTACACAAGACATATAGTGTCGGTGATAAGATGGTTATGCAAGCATGGTTTAACTGGGAATTACCAGGAAACATACAACATGCTGCTATTGATTCTGATACGATGTGGGTTGTTTTAGAGTACAGTGGAAAGTATGTTCTTGCTAGTGCTAGTTTAACTCAAACACCAGATGAAGCTATTATTGTTAACAGTGATGGTCAGCAAGTGAATCCACATATGGATCTATATGGTGCAGTAAGTTCTATGACTTACGATTCAGTTAACAATCTCACTAAATGTTACTTACCCACAGGTTATGATGATAGTGAAAATCTAACTCCAGTACTACTTATTAAAGGTAACGGTACTACTAACTTTGAAGGTGTTACAGAGTCTGGATTTACAATCAACCCAACCAGGCCTACAGGTCAAACACATGCAACTTCCTCTCCTTACTTTGAAGTACCTAATAAAGATATTTCAGGACTAACAGCTTTAGATACAGTTGATACTATAAGTGCTGCAGATGGCTCTAGAACTGCCGGTACATATACTATAGGATCAAGTGATTACACTACAGATGGAAATGGTAGCGGAGCTACTTTTAGTATTGTTATAAATGGCAGTGGAGCAGCTACAATTACAGTTACTGCTGCAGGTAAGGGTTATGCAATAGATGAAACCTTTACAATACCTGATAATAAATTAGG